AGCGGACTGTTTCCAGTTGCGCCGGATTTCCAGAACCTTCTTGGATTCCCGCTCAATCGTCACGCGATAGGGAAGCGGTAAACCCTTGTTCCTGAATTTTGCCGGCGCGTACTCAGGAAGGTCCAATTCGCAATAGCATTCGTACAGTTCATGGTCTGCGTCTTTCGGATCGGAGACTTGCGGCTGCACGCCTGAGATAGCGGACTTCGCCTGATCGACCGCGTTGTCATCATGCGTCGGTGTCGGAATTGTAATCTCGGAATCGACATAGACGCCCAAAAGCTGCATACGCCGCAGAGTTGACGGGCGCATTTTGATCTTGTGTGTCTTGCGCCGCGCGTTGCCCAAATCTGTCGCGGAATTGGAAACAATGAAATCCTCAATGTTGATGGATTCCGAGACCGGCCTGCGCCTCAACGGGCAGTTATAGACCTTCTTGACACCCCAGCCGCCGAACCCGACCCGGAAAAACATCTGGTCTGTGTCTGGATAATACTCGCTCGCCGTGTCGGTAAGGAAATGATTCATGTCCTTTTCGAGTGCGTCCGCGAGTTCATCGCGTGGCTCGTCAGGCGGGACAGATGGAATTCCTGGTGCGGCAGGTAGTTGGCCGGCAATGGCTTGCGGGTCGCCAGAGTTCATCAAGCTTTGCGTGGCTGGCTTTTCCGGTCTGTCATCCCTGATCTTGACCGGACCGGCGGCCGGTAACAGTTCGCCACGCGCCGTCGCGTTGAAGTTCAAACAGGCATCGGCAAGCAACGGATGGCGGACAGTGGACATACCTTCAACGGGAGCCGTGCTCGTGCCAGCATCACCACGCGCCTGCTCGATTGTGAAGCCGAGGAGTTCGATCCCCTTGGCCAGCATTTCGATCTGGTCGCGCCGGGATGATTCATCCGCCTCTATCCCGGTCAGCAGGTCGGAGGCGATCTTGCTTAGCTGCGCCTGTTCCATCTCCTTGGCAAGATTGGCGTTGAACTTGTCGGACTTCGGCTTGTCGTTCGAGGACGGGTTGAAATCGACAATGGCCGATCCGTCGCTCAGCGCCGTGATCTTCACACCGCCTTCACGCGAGACTATCGGCTGATCGTCGCTGTCGAGTTCGACCGTTGACGCGTCTGGCATCGGCTGAGACATCGGCGGTGGAAATGGCAGGATTGCAGGAGCGGAAGCCACTAATGCACCGTCACGTATCTTGAATAGTTTTCACGGCCATGGATGACATGCACATCTTCAAGCGCCGCAACCATCGCTTCCTGCAAGGACAACCCTTCGCGCAAATAGCGATTAATCAGGGCTTCGATCATTCTGTCATCTTCGGTGTATTGTCGTTCGGCCATATGAAAAAGCCGCCCGAAGGCGGCTATTGAGTTGCGACTTGCTGGGCAGGTTGTTTCGGTGGTCTGCCGCGCCGTTTCTTTGGCGGCTGCGCACCGTTCACGCTTTCAGCCGGAGCTACCGTCTCAGCCTGCACAGGCGCGACACTCGCCAGCCACGCTGACGTGAAGCTCTTGGTCTGCTCTAGCCCGTCATGCAATTGTTTGAGTTCATCGCCGGTAATGGATTCCTTCGACGTGACCCACTGATGGATACGGGCGACGTTTCCCAGAACAAGATCACGCCATTGACCGGGCATGAGAGCTACGGTTGGACGGTCGGTCATTTAGCCACCCTTAAAGTATGAAACAGATTGGCAAGGCCAGATGCGAAGCGCATTTTTTCTTCGGTGTCCGACCTTATAAACATTTGAGCCGTTGCTTTCGTTCTCTCGTTATGAGCAATCACAACAAGATTCATACCATCTACTTTAACGGAAACATGCACAGGATTCCCGTTTTCACGTTCTTGTTCTGCCATGGCCATCGCGCCCGGAGTAAGAAGGTCGCGAAGCTGAAATGGTGTTGATTTATGCACCCGTCTTTGGGTAGAAACTTCACTCATAAAGCGGCCTCTCAGCAACAAACCAAATGTTCTGGAAACGCTGACGTGGCCCACTCAAGAGCATCAGTTTCGTTTTCAAAATCTCTTACTGTGCCAATCTTTGGCATCATAAGAGCAACGCGCCATTTTGGATTGGTGGGCATTGGGCTGGCTATTGTTGCAACATCACGCCCGGCCCAAACGGCCCAGCGCCGATACTGATCGGTGCGCACAAATTTTATGCCTTCACTCATAAAGCGGCCTCTGCTTCGGTCGAAACGTCATGGATTCCGTGACGGACTTCGAATGCTCTTCTTTACGCTCCGCCAGTCCGATCAAACGCATGTAGCGCAATGCCAACGATGTCGAGTCCACAAGATCATCATGCGAACCCTTGGGGAATTTCTCCACCTGGTCGATAACCATCTCGGCATAAGCACGGTCCGGCGCGAAGATCATATCGTCGGTGAACATGTGCTGCACGGCGTACATGCGCGCGGTCTTGTCGCCCCATTTTGTCGGGTCGATCAGTTCAACCCCGAACAGTCCCTTGTTGCCGTATAGTCGGCTCAACTCCTGACCGACTGAAATCCCGCTCGCCTTGGCTTCGATGACCAGCTTATCAACCGGCAACCGCGGAACGTAAGCAACCGGATTGCCGTGCTTGCCAAGAATCAGCCGGGATTTTTCTATGTCCTCGTCCGGTATGCCATTGGTCGAACAGACAACACCCGTGAGCGTAACAAGATCATTCAGCTCTAGCCTGCCAGTCCATGCATACAACAGGACCAGTTTCGGATTTCCGCCCGCATCGCGGAACAACCCCCAGATTGTCAGGGCTGACGGATCGTTTTCCTCCTTCTCGGTATATGCCGTATCGAGACTGGCTAGAACAAACTCGCAATCGGGGAAGGTTTCAGACGGCCAGAGCTGCCACCAATCCCGTTTGATAATTCCACCACCACGCGGCTGCGGGCTTTGCTGATACTGCCCGGCCCACATGAACGGGCGCTTCTTGAACTCGTTTAAGGAATCCGCCGGGAAACGCTCTTCCCAAGCCAACTCGCCATCTTCTGTGCGAGGATCAGACCATCCTATGTCTGTCTCGCAATGACGGGTTGAATCGTACTCCATCGGAACTGACAAGTGCGTGTACGGAAGCTCGTCCTCAATTATCGCGCCGGAGCAGTCCTCGTCATGAACCCTTTGCATGTCCACAATGATCGCGTCACGCTGTAGATCGTTAAGTCGATTGCTCATCGACTCCCGCATCCAACGCACCGTCTCGGAGCGAATAACCTCGGACTCGGCTTCCTTGACGTTGTGCGGATCATCAAGAATGACACGATTGCCGCGCTCGCCAGTGCCCCGGCCTCCAACCGATGAGGCTAATTTCCATCCCGTTTTGTTATTGGAGATCAGTTCTTCGCCTACCTTTATCAGCGAAAACCTGTCGCCATAAAATTCCTGGTACTCAGGACTGAGGATCAAATCCCGGAACCGCCCGTTATCTCTTATCGTCAGACCAGCCGAGTAGCTAAACGCCACATAGCGCAAGTGCGGGAAATTCATCGGCCCCCACTCCCACGCCGGCCAGAACACGCTCGTTGATAGCGACTTCATGAATCCTGGCGGGACGTTCACCAGCAGTCTTGTAATGTCCCCGAATGTTATTGCCTCAAGATGCTGGCATATCGCTTCAAGCGGCCAGCCATCGACAAGTGGTGTCTGCGGTTCGAGCACATGCCAGAAATGCCGGACGAACTTAATTAACCCGCCCCGGCGGCACTGCTCCTTCTTCGCCCGGCGCTTTTTTAGCTCGTCGGCTAGTTTTTTCTCCGCGATCTGTAGCTGTGAAGGATCGAACTGCGGCGAGTAGCTCAATAAGCTCGTCATCGGTCATGTCGCCAAGGCTCGCGTCCTTGACGTGCAACTCCTTGGGCAGGATTGAAGCTATTACCTTCAGGTACTGATCGGGATGATCGGCGCGGACCTTTTCAATCGCATCCTTGCCGTGCACGGTAAAGTCATCGTGCAATGCCGCAACGAACTCCTCGCCCAGCTTGTTGCGAGAACCTTTGGGACGACCGAGCGGGTTTCCGGATTGACCGGGTTGCCAAGGCGGCAAAAGACCACGGTGCTTGTCCGATGTATTTTCACCGTCCGCCATTTGAACTCGCCGCTTCATTATCCAGATGATGTAGTCCTAGTCC